ACTTTGTTACTACACAAACTTACGGATTGGCTCCTCAAAATACTACATTAACATTTACTTATTTAGTTGGAGGCGGAGCTTCTGCTAACGTTCTATCTAATGAATTAACTTATATAGTAAATAAATCGGTAACAGCCGCAGACTTATCTTTCGAAAATACTGTAGTAACCAACAACACTGATCCAGCTTCTGGTGGTGGCGATGGAGATTCTGATGTTGAATTAAAACTAAACATTCAAGCAGAGTTCTCTAGTCAATTAAGAGCTGTTACTCAAGAAGATTATTTAGCAAGATGTTTAAGCATGCCTTCTAAGTTTGGTAAAATATCTAAAGCGTATATCACAAAAGACGATGCTACGTATACAAACTATTTAGCCGCAGATAATAGTCAAAGAGATCAAATAATGGTGAGTCTTTACGTATTAGGCTTAGACAATGATAACCATTTGGCTACGCCTTCTATGCCTCTTATGGAAAATTTAAAAACTTACATATCAGATTATAGAATGTTAACAGACGCTATAAACATTAAGCCTGCATATATAGTTAATATAGGATGTAACTTTGATATTGTAATAAGACCTAATTATACTAGTCAAGACGTTTTAGCTAGATGTCTTCTATCTTTACAAAACTATTTTGACAAAGACAATTGGCAAATAAATCAACCTATTATATTGGGAGATCTTTATGCTTTATTAGATCAAATAGACGGAGTTCAAACAGTTAAAGACGTTTCAATAATAAATAAATCAGGAGAGGCTAATAACTATTCTAAATACTCTTACGATATTAATGCTGCAACTTTAAATAATGTAATATACCCTTCTTTAGATCCTTGCATATTTGAATTAAAGTTTCCTCAAACAGACATAAAAGGTAGAGTAGTAACATTTTAAAGATTAAACAATGGCAGTATATAAAATATTTCCCACAGCAGACGCAACCATTTATTCAAGATTTCCAGTAAAAAATACAGGTCTTGACGAGGTATTAGAAGTGTCTGCTAAAAATAACTCTACACTAGTAGATTATTCTGTTGACATAGATCCAGCAGGACCAATATCCAACGACGATATTAGAAGATCTTTGATATTATTTAGCGATGAAGATTTAAACACTATAAAATCTTACTCTATTGGATCGTGGAAAGCTGGATTAAAATTGTATCTAGCTAATGCTGAAAATTTATCTACTACTTATAGTCTTGAAATTAGACAAGTGTCCTCTTCTTGGCAAATGGGTACTGGTAAATACAATGACTTTCCTGATACTGTTAACGGAGTTTCTTGGTACAGTCCAACTTCTTATGTTACGGCTTCTAATAGTTGGGTAAATGCTTCATATTTCTTAACTCCTGGAGGAGGAAACTGGAGTGGCTCTTACGCTACTCAATCTTACACTTATAAAGATGCTAAGGATATTAATGTAGACGTTACATCTATAGTGGATAGCTGGTTTAGTGGATCTCAAAATAGCGGATTTATTGTTAAACATCCTACTAACGTAGAAAATTATTCTGGAAGTTTTGTTGCTCTTAGCTTTTTCTCTGTAGATACACATACTATTTATCCTCCTACTTTGGAAATGAAATGGGACGATAGCGTTTACACTACAGGTAGCTTAAGCGTTTTAAACAACAATAACTTTGTATTGAGTTTAGAAAACAATACTGGCACTTACAAATACGATACTACAAAATATAGATTTAGAATTAATTCAAGAGACAAATATCCTACAAGAACTTTTACAACGTCTTCTATTTATAATGTAAATAAGGCACTACCTCAAGCATCTTATTGGTCTTTGCAAGACGTTAAGTCTGAGGAAACGATTGTTGAGTTTGATTCAACATATACTAAAATAAGTTGTGATGCTACTAGTAGTTACTTTGATTTATATATGGCAGGATTAGAACCAGAAAGATATTATAAGATTTTAATAAAAACTGTTTTACCAACTGGAGAAAGTATAGATGTGGATAACGATTACATCTTCAAAATAATTAGATAAAAATGTCAACATCGGTAGATTTAATAAAAGAGGTAAGAGGGGTCAATACCTATAATAAGGTAATAGATTCTAGTTTTACAGAATTGGTACCTGCTGCAATACCTGCACCAGCTCCAGAAGCAGTTACCGTAGAAGATTTTTTTAGATACTACGATCAGTTATTTTTTGATATTCCTGCAAATGGTGCATCAGAATCTCACGAGTCTTTAGTTGCAAGAAGTCAAGAATATATAGGCGGATCTGTATTAGATCCTGAGAAGCAGGCATTGATTGAGGAGATTAACGCTCTTCGTCAACAAATTTTAGATTTAAGTCAAACGTATCTAACTATCAATAAAGTAATTTAATGGAAAAAGTTAACATAATATATGATGGTCCTGGAATTGTTCAACAGGATTATTCTCCACAAGATGATCGATTAATAACGTCGAATTATATAACAGCTGAGTTTGGAGATTCAAGCGATTATATAGAATTCTTCGTGTACGATCAGAATGGTAACTTGGAATTTGTTAACTATCAATTAGAAGACTATTATCCTGATTCTAAAAATACAATCAATGGTAATAGATACTCCGCTTTAGTATTAGATCCTCAAAAAGATTTAACCACATTAGGTTTTAATAGAGGTGTGTTAAATACCCAATACAATTTTTTAAGAAGACTATTCAATTCTTCTTTTGGAACTTTCTATTGGATAAAAGAAATCTCTTCTTCAAGAACAGAAATAAGATTGGCTTCTCAAGTATTAAGTAATACTATAATACTAAATGCTTTTAGCCAATATCAAAACTATGTTACTACAAAAAATTATTATCCAGATTTTTATTTAAACTTTGGAAATAATGAGCTAATCATTGCAAATAATGTAGCATATTCAGAAGATCCTGATACAGGAGAATCTACACTACTTATTAAACTTTATGAACCACTTCCTGAGGCTTACGATATTAAATCAGAATTGTGGTTAGTAGATAAAGTTGCAGAGTCTGTTAGTTTTAATGTAGACTTTCAAATAGAAGCTGACGTACAAGTAACTACAGATTCTTTAAGAGGACCTAACTTTAAGATTGCTGTAAACGATAAGAACGGTCAAACTACAGAATACTATTCTTACGAAAGTCTTTTAACTAGCGAAATTAGTTCTTCTTACCAAAAAATGTTGTCTTATTATCAAGATAAGTCAGTAGATATTAATGTAGACTATACAAACTTTGGCAACTTCATACACTTCTCTAATGCTACAGAAAGAGTAAATAATTTTGTATATAAATTAGAATTATTAGAAAGTTACAATGCTCAAATAGCTGCGCAGAATGAACTTTACAACAATGGTACTAGTATAAACATCATATCCTCTTCTATAAATGTAATTCAAAAATCTATTAATAGTCTTATAGAGAAGTTTGATCTATACGAATACTACTTATATTTTACTTCTGCTAGTTGGGCATGGCCTAAACAAACTAATACGCAACCCTACGAGCTATATTCAGTAACTTCTTCAGAAGCCATAAATTGGTTGGGATCTGCTGAAACTGTTCCTAGTCCTTATACCTCATCTTTATTGTATTCAGCATCTCTTTACGACGCAACAAATAAAGATCAATTGACTAACGCTATTCCTCAATATTTGTTAGACGATCCAAGCAATGCTCCTTATACGACATTCTTGAATATGATAGGTCAACATTTCGATAACATTTGGTTATATTACAAAGACGTTACTACAAGATATGATGCTACGAATAATCCTGATACAGGAATATCTTTAGATATGGTTTCGGATGCTTTAAGAGGATTAGGCTTCGAACTCTATACCAATTCAAATATTTCAGACAACTTATACTACACATTATTTGGTATCAATCCAGACGGAACTTTATTGCCCCCTACTGGATCGGAAGTTATCGATACCTACGTTACTTCTAGTCTAGATACTATCGGAAACGAACAGTTACAAGGAGAAGTATATAAAAGACTATACCACAATTTACCGTACTTACTAAAAACAAGAGGAACACAAAGATCCGTTAAAGCGTTAATTTCTACTTTTGGTATTCCTGAAAGCATTTTAACGGTTAATGAATTTGGAGGACAGTATTGGTCAGGAAGCGTTGGTATATTTGAAATAAACAATGATAAGATCGATATCGTATCTGGTTCTATGGAAGACAATCACATGATCTTCGATCACATGGATATGTATACCACTCCTACAGAGTTAAGTGCTTCTGTTCTTTCCCCTTACGCTACTCTTCAATGGTATAATACAGACAAAAGAATTAACTCAACAAACGTAGAAGTTGGTTTTTCTCCTGCAAATACTATCAACGCAAATATAACAGGATCTTTACCCACTTTGAATATAAATCAATTAATAGGTAAACCTGAATATGCTTATTCTGGATCTTATCCTGCTTTGGATTTGGTAAAAGAAAACTATTTCGCTTCTTACACTCAACCTCATAGTGTTTGGGAATACATTAGATTAATTAAATACTATAACAACGTATTATTTAAAACGGTTAGAGACTTTATTCCAGCGAGAGCAAACTTGTCTACTGGTATAATTGTTAAAAGTCACATTCTAGAGAGAAATAAATACGCTAGACACGAGCCTAGCATGAGCATGGATAATAATCTATCTCAGTCTATTGATATGATTTACGTAGATGGAGGTATTGCTGGAGCTATTTCTGGAAGTACTACTAATTCTGGATTTTATACGTCTTCTTTGGGATTAATTCCATACACTAGCACAGATGGAATAGAATTATATAATGGAGAATTTGGAGGCACAGTAATTACTGCAACTACACAAACTTCTATAGGAGATCAAACAGAAGTTTCTTCTATACAATATAATGGAATTGAAACAAGTTACACTACATACTCTTTAGATTATCTTTATCAAAATATATCGGCCTCAGTTAGATCAGAAAGATTCTTTAATTTAGACTACACTTCTGATCAGTTAACTCCTATTAATTTAGGATTGATTACCCAATCTATTAATAGAGCTTTAACTGATAACTATAATACTTACACCAATCCTAATAATCCTTACGCTGAATTACAAGACACGAACTATAGATTAAATTCTTTTACTATACCAAGATATTATGGGTCTAAAACAGTAAGCGCTAACTATAATGATTACACCGAAGGAGACGAATCTTACGGTAGTACCGCTGCGATAGATAAGATTAAGTTTCAGTATGCTTACTTGGTAGACATGTACTCTTCTTCTTTCCAATTGCCCGGTAGAGTAAATGCACAGATTAAGTACATTTTTAATAACGATCAAAATGTATTAAATTTAACAAAGGCTAATGAGAATATCTTTACCGTTCAGAATGTATTCAAATCAGGAGAAACTGTAGATGTGTCTTTATTTGACTACAATCCAGACGATCAGAACATACAGTTCTTAACTAACAATAGAAACTTATCTTTATTTGAAGGAGGCTACAGATATTCTCCAGTTCTATACAATACTGGATCCACTGCAAACATGGTATATCTATTTAGAGATCCTTTTGCTGCGCAGAACCAATTCCAGGCTACAGGATCGGCCAACTACTTTATTCCTAATAGTAGTAACAATATAGATAACTTCTCTATAACCACAGCTTTAGTTGCTCCCGGTATTCAATTTACTTATAACATAGTTATTAGTTACGGTTTAAGTCCTACTCCTATATCTCAAAATTTAAGAATAGGATTAAGAAGAAGAGCCACTACCTCAGCAATAAATTTAGGTTATTCGGATCAAATTCTTTATTTAGAATATAACTCTGGTACATCTTTTATTGGAGGGATTAGTTTACTTCAAGTGATGCCTGGAGATCCTAGTTTATTCTTGGCTCCTGAGTTATTCGATGTATCTGCTTTCACTCCTGGTACTGTCCAGACCTTTAATCAAACGGTATTCTTTAACAGTGTAAGCGAATCTGCTTCTCAAAGTAGATGGTTTGCTGTTAACAATACTACACTTAGACTTTCTGTTACTCAATCATTATACTACGGTAGTTTTACTTTTGCAGGACAACCTTCGGCTAGTTTTGAAACACCTGTATTCCCATTCACTGTAGAAAAAGGTGATATGATAAGACTTTACAATAAACAGTCTCAAACTTTTGGAAGAGAAGACGAATTTAGAGTGGTATCGGCCTATCAAGCTCAAGAATCTGGAACGACTTACTATTATGTTAATATAGATAGAGGCATAAGTTTAAATAATATAGATAGCACAAGTTTCCCAAGCTTTGTCTCTAGATACATTGTCTTAAAGCATATTCCAGACGAGACAAACTTGATATTGAACTATACCTCTAGTACCAATATACCTCAAGATGGATTAGTATTCCCTCAATATATTAACCCTTTGGTAAGAAGAAACTCGGGAAATTTGGTCAAAGCTTTGAAACAGCAAAATTTAATTTAAGGCACCACAAATATTTATATATCAATTAGAAAGAAAAAGGTTATATTTCAAAACAGTTTTACACAATATTTATTTACAAAGCACACAAAATGTCATATTTAAGTAGCACATCAGTAGTAGTAGACGCCATCTTAACCAAAAAGGGTAGAGAACTTTTGGCAAGAAACGATGGTTCTTTTAGAATTACTCAATTCTCTTTATCAGACGACGAGATAGATTATACCCTTTATAATCCTAATCACCCATCAGGATCAGCGTTCTA